TCAAGTATTTGGCACTGATTCAAATGCGAAAAGTTGTGCATTGATTTTACATGCTGGTTTACTAGTCATGCCAAAACATAACTTAGTTCCTGGATGGAACCGTGTACGAATTAGCCGACCAGGCTTTTATCTCGATATTCCGTTGTGTGATCAAAGTGTCTACCAATGCCCAGATCGTGATCTTGTATTTATTTATAGTGCAAACATCCGTGGTAGAGATATCTCCAAGCATTTGCGTGCGAAGAACACGAATACCAGCGTAATGCGACTCCTCCCTTCTCCTCTGACTCATACTTTTGTGAATGATGAAGGTGAATATGTTTCGCAAGATTTGCATGGCACTTGGTCTAATGAGATCAAAGCCAGTGAAGGCTCCTTCTGTGGATGGAATTATCCTATGAAAGAAGCATCGTTTGTTGGTTCTTGTGGATCTGCTCTAGTTATCCGTGATGGTGCCCAATGGGTACTTGGTGGAATACACTTAGCAGGAAATGGTCACGTTGGTGCTGGAGGTAGTATCTGTGAAGAAGACATGATTGCAGCTCGTGCTCATTTTAATGAGTTACCTGATATTGCTGAGATGGGAATGGTCCCGACCACCATCATTGGCGATTCCGAAGCTATTAAGTTTCAAGCTGTACCGAAAGATACTTCACCACTTGTGTGGAGAGAAGGCGATAATCATCATGAATACATTGGTTCTTGCAAAGGAGAGAATTCGTTTTACTCTTCTGTTAAACCAAGTTTGATCACTGATACTGTAACCGAAGTTACTGGAATTAAAAACAATTATGGTCCACCGCGAACAAAGCCGTGGTGGAGACCATATCACCTTGATCTTGATAAGCGATCTAATCAACCTGTTGGGTTCAAGATTGGAGAACTCGCTGATGCTTGCAAGGAGTATGTTGACAATTTCTGTGTTGCATATGAGACTCTCCCAATTGATGTGGCTGACACATTTGTGAAAAGACCACTTACCAATCATGAGATAGTATTTGGAGTGAAAGGTCTACGATTTATTGACCGAATGAACTTCTCTACGTCTATTGGATTTCCATACACTGGAAAGAAGACGAAATACTGCATCATGGAAGGAGAGGACGTTGTTGATTTCAAACCCGAAATCTGGGAAGAAGTTAGCAAAGTTGAACGTATGCTCAGAAATGGATTCCGAGCTTATCAACCGTTTAAGACTTCTTTGAAGGATGAAATTACGAAACAATTTAAAGCTGATGGTAGTGAAAACCAGAAGGTGCGTGTTTTTGCATGCTCCCCAATCACACTTCAAATTTTGATTCGAAAATATTTCTTACCTGTTGCTTGTGCGTTATCACACTTGCCACTTGATAGTGAGCAAGCTGTTGGTATTAATGCATCAGGACCTGATTTCCATGAATTAATTGAACACATCAGATCAAATGGTGAGAAGACTGGCTATGTTGCTGGCGATTTCTCCAAATATGATCTTGGAATGTCCTCCAATGCAATTATAATGGCTTTCTTTGCCATGAGGAAAATTGCTGAAAGACTATGGAATTTCAACACAGATGATCTCTTGATGATGGACATGCTTGCAAATGAAGTTGCAAACCCAATGCTTGCTTACAATGGTGAGATGGTTCTGATGGCAGGATCCAATCCTTCCGGACATAGTATGACTGTGTACGTGAATGGAATTGTTAATTCATTATACCATCGTTGTGTCTTTAATCGTTTGAAGAAAGAGCACAATCTCGAAGGAAACTTCTCGAGTGAGTGTAAAGCTACCTTTTATGGTGATGACAGTTTGTTAGCACCCTCTGAACGTGTTGCTGAACACGTGCACTTCAATGCGTTTTCCAAGGTTTTCAAAGATGTCGGAATTGGCTATACTGCCGCCGATAAAAGTGAGAATGCACCCGATCTTGTTGAGATGGAACAGATTGACTTCTTGAAAAGGAAGCCTGTCTTTAATCCACATTTACAACAATTTATGGGAGCCCTTGATTTCGGTTCGATTATTAAGTCATTGCATTGCAATGCCACTGACACGCTACCTGCTGATACTGCTTCTGCAATCAATCTTGATGGCTCAATTCGTGAAATGTTTAATCATGGACGAGAACCATATGAAGAGTGGCGGACGAAAGTGCAAACCATTGCTGCAAAGCACGATCTTGGACCTCAG